AAGGGTCAGCGGTGGTGGCACAATAGATGGCAGTGCAACAAAGAATTTAACAAGTTTAAATGAATCGGTAACGGTTCAATTTGATGGAACAAATTATATAATTATATAGATCATGGCAGAAAAGATAGCATTTAGTTTAGAGATTGATGCAAGTAAAAGTGTAAAGACATTAGGAGAGGTAGAAAAGTCTTTAAAGTTCATAGAGGGCGAGATGGATAACATACATGAGACAAATCTTTTATTTGAAAAAGATTTACTGCATTGGCAAAAAAGATTTAGAGAGACACCAAAGGTTGCATTAGCTGCAAGAGCACATATAGAAAAAGAGATTAATAAAATAAAGAGTGCATTAGAAGATAATAATTCAGCTTTAAAAAATTTCAGATTTAAAAAATCTCAAATAACAGGAATAAAAAAAGATTTATCAGATGTAGAAGGGTCATTTGAAAAAGTAGTAAGCAAACAATCATTGCGATCTTTTTCGTTGATGGGGAAGGCTGTTGGTGAGTTAACTGGTGCATTTGTTTTGTTGGGGGGTGGAAAAGATAGTGCTCTGGGAGAGTCTGCTGAAAGACTTAAAAAAGGCATAGGCATAGCGATGGGATTTAAGGGAGCTGCCGGACTTATTGTCAATACACAAAGATTTTGGAATCAAACATTAAAGAACAACAATACACTAACTAAAGCAAATGCGAAATTAAATAAAATTACTGCCTCAACTATGAAGCTATTAGGTTTGTCAACTAATACTGCTTCAAAAGGTTTTAAAGGTTTAAAAGTTGCTATTGCTTCAACAGGAATAGGTTTATTAATTGTAGGAATAGGAGCTTTAATTGCAAATTGGAAAAAATTGAGTTCGTGGCTTTCAAATACAACCACAAAACAATTAGCATATAATGAAGCAGCCAAGAAAGCTATTGAGGCAGTAGGTGATGAGTTGAGTGCTATTGATGATTTACAGAAAATGTTGAGGGATGAAACGGTAACCAGAGAAGATAAAAACAAAGCATTTACAGAATTACAAAAACAATACCCTGACTTATTAGCGAATATTAAAGCTGAAGAGATGAGCCTTCAAAAACTAAATATAGTTTTAAAGAAGGCAGCAGCTTTAACCTTTGAGAAGGCAAAAGCAGACGCTATTGCAGAAATGAAAGCAGAAGAGTATAAGAAAATTTTACAAGAGAAAGTAGACCTTGAAACAGGAGAAAATGAAACCTGGATGACTTCTGTCACCGCATTGGGCATGAAAAATGCAGGATTAACAGAAACTATAGATATAGAGAAGGCAGCGATAATGCTGTCAGAACAAAGAATTGAGGATATTAACGAAACGATTACAGTATATGATGAATTGACAGGTGAGATAAATAAAAACATTGAAGCTATAAATGGTGAGATAACTGCATTAACAGAAGAAAGTAAAGTTAGAAGAGAGCAAGAAACTGCAATAAAGAAAGCGTGGGATGAGCAAGAGGATATGAGGAAGAAGAGACAGGAAAAATTAAAAGCTGATGAGGCAGCAAGGAAAAAAAGAATTGCAGAGGCTAAAAAACAAAAAGAAAAGGAACAAAAGGATGCCGAGAGGGAAGAACAAAAGGAGATTGACAGGATTAATAGACTTAAAGATACAGAAGCAAAGGCACTAGCACAATTGATATTAGACATAGAGAATATGGAAAATGAATATTCAGATTCTAAATTAGCTAAAGACCAACAGGAAATAAATGCGGTAACTGATAAATATTTTACTCTATTGGAATTGGCTAAACAAAATGGTATAGATACTGCTCTATTATTAGAGGCACAGGAGGCTGAAAAAACTGCAATAAAAAATAAATATCAAAAAATCGATAAAGAGGAAAATGATGAAATAGCTGCAAGGGAAAAGGAGAGTGCCGAAAGTTTGCGAGATTTTAAAATACAAATGACATTACAGGGATTAGAAGTGATTGGCAAATTAGCTCAAGCCTTTGCCGGACAATCCGAAAAGGAGCAAAAAAGAGCATTTCAAATCCAACAAGCGGTTGGGATTGCGTCTGGATTAATACAGACTTATCAATCTGCAATAGCAGCTTATGCTTCACAGGTTATTCCGTTTGATCCGAGTAGTGTTGTAAGAGGGGCAATTGCTGCCGGATTAGCAGTCGCAATGGGATTAGCAAATGTGGCACTTATTGCTAAACAGAAATTTAACGCCCCCGCAAAATCACCCCCTGTAACTATACCAACCGGAGATTTAGGAGGTGGTAATGGCGGTAATAAACCACCAACAATAAACCCTGTTACAAATACATCAACATTAATACCACCGGAAGGATCAGACACAAAAGTATATGTTACTGAAACAGATATAACAGGAGTACAAAACCAAGTAAATGTAATCGAGGCTCAAGCCACTATAAAATAAATATTATGGAACTATTAGAATTAATAATTAATGATGAAGATGAAAGCGGTGTAGACTACATAGCACTTGTAGACGAACCAGCTATTGAGAGTCATTGGATGGCTTTTGATAAGCAAAAAACCTTGAATTTAGAATTTCAAATCCAAGATGAAGAAAAAAGAATTGTAAGTGGCTATTTCATGATAGCTGATTTACCTATAATAAGGGTAAATGAAAAGGGTGAAAAGTTTTATGTTTTATTCAGAAAGGACACTATAAACACAATAGTAAATAAATTTTTTAAGCAAGGATATTCAAATAATATAAATATTATGCATAATAAGAATAACGAAGCTGATGGGGTTTATGTAATTGAAAGTTTAATTATAGACAGTAAAAGAGGCAGTTATGCACCAAGCAATTTTGAGAAAGTGCCAGATGGCAGTTGGTGGGGTTCAATGAGAATAGAAAATGATGCGCTCTGGAAAATGGTTCAAGACGGAGAATTCAACGGATTTAGTGTAGAAGGGATTTTCAAACATAAAGAAAAAAACAAAGATTATCCTGAAAGCATAATAACAAAAATCAGAGAAGTGATAAAGAATTATAATAAAAAATGAGTTCTTTTTAGTGATAATTGATTTTTTTCACATATACTATATATAAACATTAGACTAAAATAAATCAAATGAGTAATTTAAAAACACTGTTTAAAGAAATTAAAGATGTATTTGTTCAAGAAGGAGTTGATCTTAATACAGTCGAAAACAAAAAAGAAGTCGAGGTTATAGAAACACCAAAAGAAGATGACACTCAAGATGTCGTTGAAAAAGAAACAGAGCAAAAATTTGAAGATGTCGTTTTAGCTGACGGAAGTGTAGCACAAATCGAGCCAGATGTAACTGTAGGAGCTTCAGTTGTTGTTGAGATTGACGGAGAATTAATTGCGGCACCTGACGGAACACACGAACTCGCAGATGGCAGATTGATAACTACAGAGGGTGGAGTTATAGTTGAGGTTGTAGGAAATGTAAGTGATACAGGAGAGGCAATAGTTGAAACACCTGTTGTGGAAGAGGTATTACAAACCGAACAAACTCAAGCTAAAAAAATCGTTGAAAGCATTATTAAAGAAAAACATTTTGCAACAATGGAAAGTGTTGAATTGCTTATTGAAGAAAATAAAAAACTAAAACAAGATCTAGTAAAATTAGATGAAGGGTTTTGTAGGTTGTTATCATTAACAGAAATGTTAGTTGAAGAACCAACTAAAGAACCTATTAAGAATAGTAACAAAGGATATGCTAAAATATTCAGAAAAGATAAAAAAAGAGACATTATAGATGTTTTAAAAGAAAAAAATATTATAAACTAAAAAAAATTAATTATGAGTTTAGATGTAAGTGCGTTACCAGCATACGTAGAACAAAATGCTATGGATTTGATTGTTGCTTCAGTTGCTGAAGGACAATTAGCAAGATACTCTCAAATACAGACAAATGTAAAGGGTCCGACAACCATAAATATTCTTTCAACCGATTGTATATTTCAAGCTGACGCATGTAGCCGCTCCGCTAGTGGAACAACTACTTTAAGTCAGCGGACTATTTCCCCAGGCAGCGTTGCAATACATGAGGACCTCTGCATGTCGGATTTATCCGCCACGTATGAGTCTGTTATGTTAAAGCAAGGGTTGACTAACGAGAAAGAGGAAATTCCTTTTGCTGAATTATATTTCGGCTTGAAGATTAAACTAATACAAGAAGCTATTGCCGTTGCAGATTGGCAAGGAGACACTGCTTCAGGGTCGGCTCAATTATCACAATATGATGGATTGGATAAACAAATTTTAGCAGCTGGAACTGCGGTTAATGGAAACCCTACAGGGATTACGGTTGGAACAGGATATACTGCGGCTAATATTATTGGCATCTTTTTAGGTATGGCTGAATTAATGCCTACTGTAATTGCGGGGTCAGATGATTTAAAATTATATGTTTCGCCGGGACAATTTTTACTTTACCAAAGAGCGATTGCTGATGGAAACTATTTCCATTATATTAGTGAAGGACAATTTTATTCAATGCCACTATTAGGATTTCCAAATGTTGAAGTAGTTTCTGATCCAGGAATGACTACAGTTGGCGGAGCACTTAACAACAACTGTTATATAATGAGAGCTTCAAATGTTCATATCGGAGTTGATCTTCCAGATGAAGAAGCTACAGATTACAGAGCATGGTACGATCCAAATGATCGGATTTTCAAAACGACCTTTGCTTTCCGTAGAGGACTAAATGTCGCTTTCCCTGCTGAAATTGTAAGATTTGCTTTAGTATAAGATTAATAACTTTAGGGGGTGTAATAACCCCCTTATTTAAAATATAAAAAAATGGCGTGTGTAACAACTCAAGGATTTTGTCGCGATTGCTCCGATAACA